AAATCTACATTTGTAACAGATAGCAAAAAAGAGTTTGACAGTGGTGCAATTCAAATGGCTTTAGATTATGAAAACAAACTCGCACAGCTTAGTGAAACAACTAGAGGGTATGATATTGATATCTCTAATTGTCGTGCTCTACTTCAAAGGCTCAAATCTTTAGATGCATCAATAGTGAGTTTAGCAGGAGATCCCGATGGAAGCTCCTATCAGGAGGAAATGAGCATAAAAAGCTCTCTATCACAAGTAGGTGAATTGGGCATAGACGCATGGACAACTCAATTAATCAATAGATATGATGTACAAAATAAGCTTGAGGAATTAATTAATTTAAAACATGATCAACAAGGAGAATACCAAGAAATTTTGGATATTTTATTAGACGAAGTAGCCGATAAATATGAGATGAATGTTCGCACAATAGAGCAGGCAGTTTCAAGTAATCAGAGAGACTATTTGGTGAATCGATTGAAGGACGATTCTATTGAAAGGGAAAAAGAATTAATAAGTGAAGCACAAAAAGAAATAATCAAAAGACTTAACATGGTTCAAGATCTTAGGTCATTTTCGGTTGGCATGGAAAAAACCATAGAAGAAACAACTCAGTATGCTTATTGGGATACTTTGCCAGAAAATCAAAAAGAAGAATTAATAGAACAACAAAAAGACAAATCCTTTTTTGTAAAATTAAACCCAGAAGACGATTACGAATCTGGCACACTAGGAAAAGCATTAGGTAATGTTCAACAAGCTGTTACAAAGGCTTATATAGATGCCATCATGAAAACAGCAGAGATACAACAAATAATGCGGGCTTTTGATAGGTTACCGGGTATTAAAATTTTTGCTAGTTTATTAAGGTCTTTTAAGTGTCCAAAAACACACTTTATTTATCCTCCAATTGCTAGTTTTTTAAAAACCCTATCTTTCAATCCTTGTGATTTAAAAGGCGCAGGGTTGGCGTTGCCAACTCTCCACCAGTTTCCAGTTATTAGTTGGGATTTAGTAAAAAATCTTGTAGACGTTTTTATCAAAGCATTGAAGATAACAATTACACAAGCATTAGCTGCATTGATAGCCAAAATGGCAAAAATGATATCTGTTGCTCTTTGTAATTTTTTAGGAAACCCTTTTCAAAATCCTTTTAAAATAAAATCATTGATGGATATATTGGGGAGAAAAGAATGTAAAGAATCTGAGATATTAAAAGCTGCCGGAGCAGCACCCCCCGGAAAACCTCCTACTGATGAGGACTATGAAAAGTTGGCCAAGACCATCTCGGAGGCTGGCCCTCTTATGGAATTGCAGCAAGCACTAACAGGAAATGCAAATCCAAATTATTTAAGAAATGTGGGTCAAGCAATAGCACGAAACGCAAAGCCTTTTTCCAATTCACTTTCCGATGGTCAAAGTTTAAAACAATTTTTCGAACATGCTGGTGCTCTAATGACACCGGAACAGCGTGAGGCTGTTCAGAATGACCTAGATCCGTCTCCAATTTTCAACTCACCTACAAACAAATGTTTGACAAATCAAGAAGCAGAGCAGAGAGGTGATTATTTGAATGAGGCCTTATCCTCGCTCCCTGATGACATAAAACATCAATATTTGCAACAAGAAGAGGATAATTTAGAGGATAACACAAGTCAAATCATTCAGTTGGCACTGAATGGCCCAATGGCAACACTTCATAACATTTTAGATGACGCCCTAAATCCCGAAGAACCAGATTGTATTGAAAACGTAAATAGTGTTGGCGCAGTCATTAAAAAGGCCAAAGAAGCAACTTCTTTCAAGGCCGTTAGAGAAGGGATTTTCGCAAGAGTTCAAAAAGCGTTTTTAGATGATATGATAGATTGGAATATGTGGGAGCCGCTTGACTCGCCCGGCATTTTGGGGCAAATATTGTGTGATACGAAAGGGTATACATTAAATAGATATAACTGGTATGTCAATTTAAAAAATTCAGCCGGCTGGTTTACTGGCTTGTTTCCTGAAGCCTCTCCTTTGCCTGAGACTATTGGTTTAAATTTAAGAGAACAAATAACAGAGCAAATTTTAGAATCTAAGTTATTATGGAATGGGGATATCGATAAAGAAAATATTATAATAGAATATAAAACCGAAGACTATATTAATGAAATAAAATATTTTGAATACGCCAATAAAGATGATTTTTCATACAAAATTCAAACATATGGTTTCGGAAACGAGAGTCCAATCGACATAAAAACCCTAGAATTCACAGAACCAGTATCGCCACTAGTGCAAAATTTGCTTGGGGAGTTGGGAGAAATACCGGAAAACAAACACCCTTATAAAATAAGAACTCTAACAGCTTTTTTAAAGAATTTGCTTGGTCCATATTCTATAAATTTAAACTTTGATGAATTATCATATACCTTAATGAATGATTTCAACCACTCTATGTTTGACAATTTAATTACTAAAATATTATCTGATAGAGTTGATGGTTCATCATATTCTGATGGGTTTAAATATGGTTACAAACCGGTTGAATTAGCAAAAGAAGATCTAACTTATGTTAATCCTGAGCCCGGTTCAACAAAATATACTTATACTGAAGAATCAAAAGTGTTGGGGAGGAGTTTAACAAACAACCCAAGAGTACAATTCTTGGACCCCGCCCAGCACGGGGGAACTTATGCTTCTCCTTTTTATAATATTCTATCGGAAGAGAAAGAGGGATGGTCCCAGTTTGCAAAGGGCATTGTATCAAATATAAAAGGGTGTGATGATGTTACTTCAAATTTTATGTTCTTTCAAGACATAATGGATAGGATTGGCGAACAAGAGGGAAAAATTAAAAAAGACGATCGCCTCTCTTTAGCGCCTGATTGTGTTATAGAAAAAGCATTCGATAAGATTGGATCTCCTACAACATTGGCAACATTAGAAGGTATTGTGACTGCTACTATAAGAGCTTATGTTATTGACTATATGATAAAGACATTTCCAATAAATGCAAATTTAAATTTAAATTTTGAAAAAAATCATACTAAAATCATTTCTAGATTCATAACACAAGAAATTTTAAGAGGCTTGTCGGAACAAGACACACTTTTTATCCCTTCAACTTATACCAAAGGAACTTATACAGTGCTGTTTCTAGAGCAAGTGGCCCAATCGATAAGAAGGAAATTGGATAATGAAGAGATGGAGTCGAATGAAGAAATTGAAGAGCTTATGTCACAAATAAATAAAGCCCAAAGAAATCAGATAATCCCCACATATGCAGATATATTTGGAGATTTTAAAAATGATGACATTGTCGATAAGGTATCCATCGGAGCAGTAATCGCAGCATTTGGATCCTTAACTGCACCAGCGCTGACAGGCGCTGGCATCGGAGCTGTTATACTATCCACAGCTTTCACACTAAACAAACTAAGATTTGTTTCAAAACTAGAAACAATATATTCAGTAAAAGATCAATGTGCAAGCCTTCTGGAATATTTGGTAGAAGAACAAATTAATTTTTATTCGGACATCTTATTTGAATTCATTGAACCTAGACCGTACATTTATGATATATCAAAGTTCTTTATTGGGGCTTCAAAGAGCACAATGTTTGATCAGATAAGAGCCGGAGAAGTAGAAATAGAAGCACCAACAGGTGGTACTAGCAATTATCCATATGGGTCAATACAAGATTGTGTCAAAAATAATTTTGTGGAGAACCCATTGGAGAAAATCAATTTTACTGATTCTCAAATTCAAGAAATAAATGAGCATGGTGGCTTTTATTTGGAAAAATACCTAAGAATAGAAGATAAGATTGTAACAAGCAACATTGGCATACAAACCAGTAAGATTGGTAACGTACAATACCGGACAGACTTTATTAAAGATAGAAATAGTGTTCTCAAGGATGTAGTAAATATTCAAGCATTTCAAGAATTTTTAAGTAATAACTCTAATAAAATACCAGCATCTGCGGATGTTTCAGAGTTATTTGGAAATGCTAAATATAATTTAGCTGACAGTACTTATTCTGGCAGTATTGGTATAAAATTTGGTGTTAGGTTATGCTATTTACCATCACAAGTAAAATTTATCCAAGGAGAAATAGGCCCATTCCAGACCCCAAGCACCAACCCAAACACGGAAGATTTTATAACTCAAGAATCACAAGAATATCAAAGCACTTTTATAAAAGAAAAAAGTTTTTCCTTCAAAAGGGATGAAAGGTTTCCAACGAGTAATATAATAATCCCATTATGTTCTTATGAGATGGATGTGTTAGATCAGAAATTGGCTTCTTATATTGATTCTGATGAGAATTTCAATCAGAATATAAAATGTTATGTTGATGGTCTAGTAAAAACACCAGAATTTGAATTTATTTTTAATAATATATTAAATGTAAAAAAAGTATCTTCTATCGTTTCTCTTTATAGTTATAATAATTTCTTTCATTCTTTAGGGAGAGGTGTTAATGAAAGAGATAATCCTGAAAAAACTCTGGATTTTGGATATTTTGGACTCTATAATGATACTAAAGACGAACTAAGAAAAATCTTTGTTTCATATTACAAAAGAAAAGATTTCGATCCGGAAGATGAGGAAGAACAAGGAGGTGGCTGGTTTAAAGACTTGACAAGGGAATTTTTAGCTAAAACTTTAAATGGCGTGTTTATTGGTGCGAGTGTGCCATGGTGGATGAAATTCAATTATAAACCTAAAAAAGTTGATAAAAATGGAGATCCATGCCCTAATCAGTTCGGTGGCCTAGTTAGTGCAGCAGGAGAATAAAAGATGCCCACATATACAGTTAAGTTCCCCTTAGAGGTTGTTTCAAAAGTAGACACATTTGATATGTTAGATGAAAGCAACATTAAAGAGGTTGTTAAATTCAACATAAAGAGTACTATTTTGACTAGTCCCGGAGAAAGAAGAGGTGATCCTAATTTTGGCGTTGGTGCAAAAACATTTCTTTTTGATATGGAAAATGCAAGTTATTCAATATTAAGAAGCAGAATCCTTGCACAAGTTCAAGAATACGTTCCATATTGCCATATTGAAGAATTGATTGTAGAAGTGCCCGAGGGTGTCCCAAATGCTATAAATATTAAATTAAAATACATAATAGCAGAAATAAATAAGGTTGACAATTTCGAACTATCACTTTCAATATAATTTTTTTTTAACTAAATTGTTTTAAATCTATTTAGAGTATCAAACGGAGCACATATTTATGCCAAAAAGCAAAAATGTAACAATTAAATATACTAGTAGAGAATTTCAATCAATAAAAGAAGATTTGATTGATCATGCAAAGAGGTTTTACCCGGATAATTACAAAGATTTTACAACCCCATCTTTTGGTTCAATGGTTTTAGATAGTGTTTCGTATGTTGGAGACATATTATCTTACTATGTTGATTATTCTGTTAATGAATCATTTTTAGACACTGCTGTTGAATTTTCCAATATTAGAAAACATGCAAGGGCTATGGGCTATAATTTTAGAGGTGTCCCATCCGCATATGGTACAATAGCTATTTTTATCTTATGCCCGGCTAATTCCCAAGGAACTGCTCCTGATTTGAATTATTTACCAACAGTTAAGAGGGGAACTGCTTTTACATCGAATAATGATGGAAATTATGTTCTAACGGAAGATATTATTTTTAACAGTGACAGCACACAGTATGTGGAAGCCAGATATTCTTCAAACGGAATAGTAACGCATTATGCATGCAAGGCATACGGCCAAATAGAATCTGGTACGTTTGCTGAAATTGAAGTAGATTTATCTGATGAAGCATTTGAAAGATTTAAGAAAGTCCGTGCAGGGGATAACCTCATAACAGAAGTCATCTCAGTAGTTGATACTGAGGGTAATAAATATTATGAAGTTGATAATTTGGCACAAGAAGTTATTTTTGTAGAGACTACAAATAAAGATGCTATATCGGATGGTGTAAGGTCAATATTAAAGCCATTTGTTACAACTAGAAAATTTACTGTATATCAAGACGATACAGGAACCTATCTACAATTTGGGTTTGGTTCCCAAGATGATGATTCATCTGGTATCATTGACCCCTCAAAAGTAGCATTAAAGATGCACGGAAAGAATACTATTAGTGATTTATCTTTTGACCCAACCAAGTTATTATCAACAAATAAGTTAGGTATAGCACCATATAATACATCTCTAAGAATAGTTTACAAAATTAATGAAGCCGGAAAAACAGCAGCGGCTGCGAACTCAATTCAAAACGTCGACTACAGGTTAATTGAATTTGATGAT